GCACTTGACTTATGGATTGTCAAGTATTATATAGGATATACCAAAATAAATTTGAACTTCATCGGATTTAACTTATTTATTTTGTTGGGACAACTTCTGGTTGTGGTGTAAAGTAGGTTGAAAGAAATCCAAACACACGCACAACTAGAACTGATCCCTGGTCTAATCAACCTCCGCGGAGGAGAGCGAGACATAGTGGGCTCGACCGATTAGGCCTGGGATCAGACTGGTTGTGTGTTATAAAGGGCTGTCACCCTACATCTTGCACAACTAGAACTGATCCCTGACCAGAAGATACATATGTAGGCAATCTAAGTGCACGCAACTTCTGGTCTGGGATCAGGGGGGAGCCAATAGGTTAAACGAAGGTGCGTCCCTGATCACCTGATCAGTAGGGAGGGCAAACTCTACTGATCCCTGGTCTATTGTGCCCCAGTAATTACGGGCTGGCGCAAGTCAAGAGAACAATAGACCTGGGATCAGTCAACAGGTTAACACTCCGGCCGCGATGCTTCGCATCCTGCTAATGCTGTTAGATAAAATCTGTGCTGTTGGCTGGTCTGTGGTTCCAATTGGTCTTGGACGTTATGCGCAACAGGATCGCGTTAGGGTAAAGGCGGGTGAGACCTACCGCCAGCCACAAGCTACAAGCAGCAAGCCGCAAGCAACAAGCGACAAGCTCTTGACAAATAAAGATTATAGGATTATAAAGGATATATGAAAACAGATGAAGCATTAAAAATTATAGGCGGCAGCCTGAGCAAGCCTTCAAAGATGCCGGGCTGGTCAATAGGTTTACCTGCCAAAGAGTGTAAGACAGGCGGCAAGCTCCAGAAGGTGCCGGGCTCAGTCTGTTATGACTGCTATGCCTTGAAGGGATGCTATGTTTTTAAAGTTGTGCAAGATGCGCAATATAGAAGACTGGCAGCCATTAAAGATCCGCGATGGGTTGATGCAATGGCGCATTTAATTAATTCAAAAAAGCCGGATGTGTTTCGATGGCACGACAGCGGCGACGTACAAGATTTAAATCATTTAATGAAAATTTTTGAAGTGTGTGAGCTCACACCCAGCAAGCGTCATTGGTTACCGACTCGTGAAGCGTGGATCAAAAAGCACTTGCAGCACAAGCCAAACAATTTAGTCATACGATTCAGCGCTCCGATGGTGAACCAGCGGGCGCATGCGTCGTGGCCTAACAGCTCGAGCGTAGTCACAGGTGAGGACTTTAACTGCCCAGCTTCAAAGCAAGACAACGAATGCAGGGACTGCAGAAAATGCTGGAATCCTGAAATAAAAAATATATCTTACAAAGCACATTGAAATGTTTAGGCACCCAAACTATTATAAAGAATTACGTAAGCGTAATAAATCGGACCAGGCAATTAGCAAAGAGCAACCTGACGGGGTTCACACTAGCGTTCGTCCTGGTCCGGGCCCCAAGCAACAAGCTTCAAGCGTCAAGCCCCAAGCTCCTGAAGCATCAAGCGACAAGCGTCAAGCCCCAAGCAGCAAGCGTCAAGCTTAAAGCCACAAGCAACAAGCTCCTTGATTCTCGAACCACGAAAAAGTTTCACGCACCCTGAACCGAGGTGCTCAATGCAGATGAATGTGTTGTTAGGATGGCGTATATGAAACGCAATTTGGTGTGGTGAAAACCGGATCTTATTACCCTTTGTTACTTTTAGTTCTATAGTGAAAAAGTGCCCAGAATTATTATAGCCCAATAGATCAGGAGTACCGGATAAGCTAAGATTTTCAAGTCTAATCCAGGAAATTTGTGGTATAGATTTTTTAATTTTTGCATATAATTTTCGCTCGGGTTTCAAGGTAACTAGGGCTTTCTAATCTGGTGTTTTAGGAGCGATAATTAACTTTTGTTTCGTATGTTTTAATACAACACGAATCATACTATGTCCAATTATATTTGACTCTTGCACTTCAATTCTTTTTATTTCTTCAAGATGACCATTGACATCTATGTAGATTCTAGCATTGGATATGGCATTACCTTTTTTGCCGTCAGTAAATTGGTCTAAGTATTCCTGTAGATGTTTAACAAACATTATTGACTTTATAGGATAGTTACCTTAAAAAGTCAACATGGGACTACCAAAGAGACTTACAGAAATGCAAATGAGGTTTGCAGAACTACTTGTGTTTGGTGATGAACATGGGCCACTCACACAAACAGAGGCAGCTTTGAAAGCAGGATACTCACCCAAACGTGCAAGAGTAGAGGCATCAGAATTAACAAACCCAAGATTATCGCCACTAGTTGTAAAGTATATCGGTGAACTACGAGAGGAAAGAATTAGAAAACACGAAGTAACTTACGAGGGTCACATAGCAGAACTAGGTAGACTTAGAGAAGCTGCTTTACGTAAAGGTTCTTTCTCTTCTGCTGTAAATGCTGA